ATGGCACTTACAGATATACAAATCAAACGAGCAAAGCCCCAAGACAAGCCATACACATTGAACGACGGGCAAGGCCTGTCATTGCTTATCAATCCCGATGGCTCGAAGGGCTGGCGTTTCCGTTTCCGCTTTGCCGGAAAAGCGCGGTTAATGTCATTTGGTAGCTACGACCTTGTGAGTCTCGCAGAAGCACGAGATAAACGAGATACGGCCCGTAAGCAGGTCGCAAATGGCATTGATCCGGTCGAAGAACGTAAAGCCCAAAAGCAGGCACAGCAACTCTCAACAGAGAACTCATTCGAAGCCATATGTCGAGAATGGCACGCCAACAAAGCTGACCGCTGGACAGTGGCCTATCGCGAAGAAATCATTAAGACATTCGAGCAAGATGTGTTCCCGTTCATTGGTAAACGCCCAATCAGTGAAATCAAACCGTTAGAGCTGCTTGAAGTATTACGACGAATCGAAAAACGTGGAGCACTAGAGAAAACCCGCAAGGTGCGTCAAAGATGCGGTGAGGTTTATCGCTATGCAATCATAACTGGCCGAGCTGAGTACAATCCTGCGCCTGATTTAGCTATCGCGCTAGCCGTTCCCAAGCAAAAGCACCATCCATTTTTATCCGCTGAAGAGTTGCCTCATTTTATTCGAGATCTTGAAGCGTATACCGGTAGCATCATCACCAAAAATGCTACGAAGATAGTCATGCTGACTGGTGTAAGAACGCAGGAGATGCGCTTTGCTACGTGGGAAGAAGTAGACCTCGAAAAAGGTATATGGGAGATACCAGCGGAACGTATGAAAATGCGTAGACCTCACATTGTTCCTTTATCTACTCAGGTAGTTGACCTTTTCAAACAGCTCGAACCTATTACCGGCCATTACCCTTACATCTTTATTGGCAGGAACAACCGCAGCAAGCCAATCTCAAAAGAAAGTGTTTCACAAGTGATTGAGTTACTTGGTTACAAAGGACGTGCTACAGGTCACGGTTTTCGCCATACCATGTCGACAATATTGCATGAACAGGGATTTGATAGTGCTTGGATTGAAATGCAACTGGCGCATGTTGATAAGAATAGTATTCGAGGAACGTATAATCATGCGCAATACATTGAAAAAAGAAAAAAGATGCTTCAATGGTATGCATCCTACATATATGCACAATACATTTAAGTAACTTCCTATTATTGAGGTGTAAAATGGATTTAAAAGAAAAGATTGAAATATACAAATTATGCATAGACATGGCAGACAAAACTAGCGAGCGAAGATTAAAGAGTAATAGCTTCATCATTACTATCAATACAGGGTTAATATCCCTCAATAGTTATCTGTCTTTATCAGGTTTAGGTCAGACGGCTTGGAGCATTGTAATTTGCATCGTTTGTATGATTGTAAATGTTTACTGGGTATATTTAATATCTACATATAAAAAAATAAATGAAGCAAAATTCGCCACCATTAATAAAATAGAAGTAGACAATAACTTCCCCTTTAAACCATTTAATGAAGAACATTCTTACCTAAAATCAAAAAGATATTTTCATCTAAGTGCTATTGAGCGACTCATACCGTTCACCTTAATCTTGTTAAATATTGCAATCATATTAATCGTGTCATTATCAGAAGCTAAGACGCCAATTTCGCCAACAATCATTAATATTATCGCAGCAAGGGCTTAGTTATATTTAAGTATGGAGTCGATCACATCCGCTCCATATTTATTTCGCATTGACACAATGAAGCCACTCTCAATGTGTTTAGCGTATGCCAAATATCCTTTTAGCTTATGAATATCGTCAGAGATTAATTTACCTAAAGTGTAACGATGAACTAAACTACTAATCATTCTTTTTTTATGACGCCCGAGGGACAACTCACCATTATTATTAATCACTATGCCCGTCACCCTACGACTGACGGATCTGGAAGCATAGATTGTTTTTTTATCATTTAATTTAAGTTTAGGAGATTGTATTTTACGTAAAATCTTGGCGATTTCCTTCTGAAATACAAGTAACTTACCCTTTTCATTACATGAAAAAGTCAGGTCATCCGCATACCTTGTATATGTAATATCTTCTTGTTTGCACAATTCCGAAACTCTTACATCGAAATCATACAATACTGCATTTGATATTAATGGTGAACTAGGTGCACCAACACTCAATGACAGACCGCTTTTTTTTGTTTTTTTATAAAAGAAAAGATTGTCAATCAAATTTAAGTTGAGAGGGATGGTTTCATACCCATTCTTAAGCAAAACATTGCGCAGATCTATAGGCTTAATACTATTAAAGAAGTCAGAAAAATCCATTTTAAGGAAATATTCATTATTGCGATGCATTAAGGCATTGCGTTTTATACTTTTCCCTTCTACATATGCAAAGGCATTTTCATGCACTGGCAAATATGGTAGTAGTAGCTGTAAGATTAATCGTTGCATAATTTTAAGCTCACGTGAAGGTTGCGCAATTTCACGTGAACCGCCATTATTCTTTGGTAAATAATATTTTTTGTAGCGATAAGGGGCCGTATGTATAAATGTGATTACGTTCGAAGACGCCAGCATGGTTTTTTTAGAAATTATCTCAATTATGTTCATGAATCATCTCCTTAATCCCTCTTAATGCAAGCCTTCTTCTTTTATCATCACTTCTAGTTTCATCATTAATGAAAAATAATAAATCTGTTTTGATACCAATTTCGTCTACAGTCACGCCAGCTTTATTTTTACCCATCCGAACACTTCCTTTTGAACTTTTGGTATAATAATATTTCGTGCCGCCATACTCATAAATTTCAATATGGAAAAACGTTTCAAGAAGGAAAAGCATTCTCTCAACATCACTTTGAAGGGTTTCATTTATCCCTATTTCTTGAATGCACATCATTATTTCTTTCAATCGAATTGGCATGGCGATCGATATTATATGAGTTAGCAAAAAAGCTAAATGCCCCGTGTTATTTGCATCAAATTTATAATCCTTTCCTTCAGAAGGTGCCATTCCATTGACATCGCCAAGGATGAGCTCTAGGTGCTCATTATAATCCTCACCTTCTGTGGGGCCAGGGTAGACACGATAAGATTGTTTATTAATTTTTTCTCTTAGATATGATAATGGCCCTAAATATATAAATGATTCTTTCTTACTGCCTTTGACTTCATGCTCGGGGACAATAACTAAGAGTTTCTTATTGATATCCACCAAATTACAAAAAAGTCCTAATTCCGCAATAGAACCACTACTTTCTAAAAATATAACAATTAATGATGATATATTGGCAATGTCTTTTTCAAATGAAATAAGATCTGGATAATGACTATCTTTTAAATAATTTTTGAATGCTTCAGCGAGAAGTAATTTATTGAATAGCCTTGAATCATTTTCTTTACAGTATTTATAAAACATACCTCTCATTGAGGTCTGAGCATCTTCTAAGGGAGCAACCTTTGCTCCACAAAGGAATATTATTTGTTCATCATAGCAAACACGAAAATTTTTAAGTTCCCACTTCGAAACATGGCCCTTTAGTTTTTCCTCATATTTTTCTTTCTGATTTTTTTCCATGAGTAAAGAACTTATTATTAACTATAAAAAGAAGCTTACGCCACATTGTGACGTAAGCTTTCGAGTAGCTCTTACCTAGAGGAAGCGCTTGGTGTTCCTCTGGATTGCGCGACGACGTGAAACTAGGAGTGCAATCCAGAGGCACACCAAGCGCAACCCTAAAGCCGTTCAATATGAAAGTGTCTGGCTAAGCGCCCGACAAGCATAACTAAATATGCCATACACGTTTAGAGCTACTTGATTTATAACCGATTATAAACACGTAGTCTAGACTTGCAGAGCTTCATCCCGCGCGCAATGCTCTCCCCGCCCCGCCTGCCCGCTTAAGGGGTCGCTTTTAATGCAGGTGCATGAGCGGCCTCGGGGCGCGCCAGTGCTGGCGCTGGCGGGGGATTCTGTATCGGTAAAACGCATGCAAAACCATGCACCTTATGCATGCATGGCTTTTTTACGGAAAAACAGCGGTATTTTCGGGAATTTTTGAAAGGACTACTGCGCGGCCAGTTCTGCACGACGGCGAGTGTAATTCAGGTTCTGTGCAGGCGTGAATTTTTCACGATTATCATCGCGCGAAGCCGCGTCAGGCCTGAATCCGATGGCCGTTAAAATGTCATTATCCTGCGCCGAATAATTAATTTTTTCACCGGCGACCAGCCAGACCTGTAGCGCCTCCCTCAGATAGTCGAGTGAGTGCTGCATGGCACAGCGCTGAACGGCGGGATGTTGCCCGGGATAATTCATCAGCTCCGGGGCAAGTGCGGCGGCCAGCTCCGCGCCGTGCGCCTGCATAAAATCATTCAGACGGTTACGGATGCTGATTCGCTGCACCTCCTCATGCGAGCGGATATAACGCCCGGCAGCCTGATTAATTTCCCACTTTTTCACCTCAATTATTTCATGCAGAGTTTGCAGGCTCCGGTCGCTGTGCCCGCTGCCTGCAAGCTGTTCGCGGTATGCCTGTTCGGCCTGCGTTAGTTCTTCCCTGCGTTGCAGCCAGGCAGATTTGTTTGCCTGACAGGCCTCAAAGGCTTTCTGTAGCGTCAGTGTGGTCACGTATGTTTCTCCTGATGACTGGCCGTGCTTACGCACCGGCACGGTTAACGGTGGCCGCCGGTGCGGGTACAGGGATGACCGGCTCTGTCGCCGGTGAACGAATAACCCCGTCGATGGATTCAAGCGTACGGAACGTGGCCGAGCACTCGATGTTCATGCACTGGTGATAGCGCTGTTTGACGTTATCGGACAGATAGCGACTGGTGCGGGAATGCGCGCTGGTTTTGCAGAACGGGCAGTGAAACATGCTTACTCCTCCGCTTTTGTCTCGCCATTTTCAGCCAGCTTTCTGGCGAGCATCATTCTCTTCGCAGGGCTGCGTAACAGCTCCATATCAACGTCAGTAATCTGCGGCCGGTGCATGCCCGTCACGGACAACACCGGCTCCTGCGTCATATCGAAGTGATACAGGCTGCACTGACGGTTCAGCGCATCGCGCAGCTCGCCGGTGGCCACGGACTCCGGTGTGCTTTCTCCCTTCATTTCGAGGGCACGAATGCGCAGCAGGAAAGCGCGGATGAGGGTGACAGGAACCGCATTGACAGCCTGAGCCCATTCAGCACCGGCGTAAGCGGTAAAGGCATCTTCATGCGCTGAAAGGTATTTATTTCCGGTGGAGCAGGCATTCAGCATGGCGCGTGTCCGGTCGGTCTCCAGCTCCGCAATCAGACCGGTGAACTCATCGGCCAGCTCTCGACTGGCGATACGCCTGCTGTGCTCAGCTTTCATTTCAGGGGTGAGACTGCCGCGCAGGGTGCGAAAGCGGCTGCGCCAGTCCTGCTCCGCCTCAGTGCTCTCATCGAGGGCGGTCTGCCGCTCCTGCTTAGAGCGTTCAATGGATGTATCAATTTCTTTCAGCGCCTGCATGCTGGCCGCGTGGGTGTCTCTGGCCGCAGTAAATGCGCTCAGCTTGTCGGTGACGTGCTGGCTGTTCTCTGCGTACTGCTGAGCGGCAACATCTTGCAGGGCGGTAATGACTGTTTCGGGTTTCATGTTCAGGCTCTCCGTTTATTCAACCTGAAATGATTCTGCCCTTCATCACACAACATCTCGATTCATTGCAGTTGTGGCAGTTCTGGCACAAACACCACTCAAAACCCGGCTTGCCAGAGAAAGGTCTCAGGAAAACCTTACTCACCGTTTGTTTTTTTACTTATAACTGTTCACCACTGTTCACCTTAAATAAAAATATAAGTAATACAGTAGGATAAAGGGTGAACAGTTGAGGGTATGACTGTTCACCGTCTGTTCACCACTGTTCACCCTCCTGTTTTGCTCTGTCTAAACCACTTAGACTTTATTTCGATTAAAAATGAAAAATGTATAACTAAAAGCAATAGAAATTACTGCATTGTAATGCAGTGATTTGCATATCTTTGCCAGCGTTTGTCTTTGTTTGCCAGAGCGAAAAGTCAATGTTTGTTTCCCCGAAAATCTCACATGACCTGAGGAAAAATATAGACATAATAAGGAGCTACCCGAAGCCGGACGGACATGACTGGCACTGTATGGACTTTATGAGGTAGCCCGATGCACACCGCTTTTTCTTCCCCTTCTTCTGCCCCTGCCACACCACTGATGCCGGTTTCTGATGCCGTTCAGGAGCGCTTTATCCGCCTGCCTGAAGTGATGCATCTGTGCGGCCTGTCCCGGTCAACCATTTACGACCTCATCAGCCGCGAGGCTTTCCCGAAACAAATCAGCCTGGGCGGCAAAAACGTGGCGTGGGCGCAGTCTGAAATCACCGCATGGATGGCGGATCGTATTGCCGAACGCAACCGGGGCTATGACGCATGATGATGACCGTTCAGCAAACAGCCCCTTTTTCTGGCTTGCTTCTTTTCTCCGTTTCCAGGTATAGTTTTCCCGCTGTCGCAAAATCGGCAGCCGGGATTGGCGTCCCGTTTACAACATTGGCGACACCGGACGCGCCTTGCGTCTTTTTTTGTGTCTATGCCTCAGCGCATCCATTTTTGATCCAGAGATTTATCTGTCTATGGATCCTTCGTGTAATGGTGGCTCAGGCGGGGGCTTCTCACGAAGCGCCGGTTTCCAATGTTGCCGGTTACGCCAACCCCGTCTGGGCTACCACCAGTGAAATTGGCGTTTCCAGTGGTAGCAGTCACATGCAAACATTGGAGGTTGCCACTATGGCTACGACCCTCACCCCGTCACACCCGCAATTCGTCTTTGTGTTTGCCGCCGTTCGTCGCGCAGACCGTAAACCCCGCATTTGTATGCTCCGCACTATTGCCGGTGATGAACAGGCTGCACGCCTTTCCCTCGTGCGCGATTACGTCCTGTCGTTCGCTGGCCGCCTGCCGGTTGCGGAGGTGCATGCATGAGACCCTCCACCATTACCGCCCGTGACCTCGAATGCCTTGAGCATATGTGCAATGTCGGCAAGCTCGTCAGTGAGCTGATGCAGGTGCAGGACTGCACGCCCGCTCGCCGTGACCCGGCGCAGCATTCACATCTCACCTCCGTGATTTATCTCATGACCGCCCAGCTCGACGGCGTGGTCGAGCGCTGTAATCAACACCGGCTGACCGGGGAGGACAACGCATGAAAAAGCCTCTGTCACTCGTATTACGCGCCGCGCTCTATCGCCGCGCCGTGGCCTGTGCGTGGCTGACGGTATGCGAGCGTCAGCACCGCTACGAACACCTCACTCTCGACGCGCTGGAAAGCGCGATTGCCGACGAGCTGGAGGGCTTCTATCTGCGCCAGCACGGTGAGGAAAAAGGCCGCCAGATTGCCTGTGCGCTGCTGGAAGATTTAATGGAAGCCGGACCGCTTAAGGCCGCGCCGTCGCTGTCCTTTCTCGGGCTCGCCGTGATGGATGAACTCTGCGCCCGTCATATCACATCGCCTGTTATGCACTGAGGGAGAAAATAACGATGAAAATGAACGTAACGGAAACCGTAAAACAGGCGTGCGGCCACTGGCCGCGCATTCTCCCTGCGCTGGGTGTGAAGGTCATTAAAAACCGACATCAGTCCTGTCCGGTGTGCGGCGGCTATGACCGCTTCCGCTTTGACGATAAAGAGGGGCGCGGCACATGGTTCTGTAACCAGTGCGGTGCGGGTGACGGTCTTAAGCTGGTCGAGAAAGTGTTCGGTATGACCGCATCAGAGGCCGCCGGAAAGGTGGATGCCGTGACCGGCAACCTGCCACCGGTTGCCCCCGAAGTGATTGCGGCCGCAGAGGCTGAAACCGAAGCTGACCATAAAGCGGCGGTCGCGCTGGCCGTCAGACTGATGGAGAAAACCCGCACGGCCAGTGGCAACGCCTACCTGACCCGCAAGGGCTTCCCCGACCGGGAATGTCCGGTACTGTCGGCCACACACAAAACCGGCGGCGTGACGTTCCGCACCGGTGATGTGGTTGTCCCGTTGTATGACGATACCGGCGCGCTGGTAAACCTTCAGCTCATCAATTCTGAGGGTATAAAACGCACCCTGAAAGGCGGGACGGTAAAAGGTGCATGCCATACCATCGAAGGGAAAAAACAGGCCGGAAAACGCCTGTGGATAGCGGAGGGCTATGCGACCGCACTCACCGTACATCACCTGACCGGTGAAACCGTCATGGTGGCGCTGTCGTCCGTGAACCTCCTTTCTCTGGCGAGCCTTGCCCGTCAGAAACACCCGGCCTGTCAGATTGTGCTCGCCGCCGACCGTGACCTTAACGGCGACGGACAGAACAAAGCCGCAGCGGCCGCAGACACCTGTGAGGGCGTTGTTGCCCTGCCGCCGGTGTTCGGTGACTGGAATGATGCTTTTATGCAGCACGGCGAGGAGGCCACGCGGAAAGCGATTTATGACACCATCCGGCCACCGGTGCAAAGTCCTTTTGATACCATGAGCGAGGCGGAATTTACCGCCATGAGTGCCAGTGACAAGGCTCTGCGGGTGCATGAGCATTACGGCGAAGCGCTGGCGGTGGATGCGAACGGCCAGCTCCTGTCCCGCTATGAAAACGGCATCTGGAAAAATATCCCGGCCGCCACTTTTTCACGGAATGTGGCTGACTTATTCCAGCGCTTACGCGCCCCGTTCTCGTCCGGGAAAATTGCCTCGGTGGTGGAGACCCTGAAGCTGATTATTCCGCAGCAGGAGGCACCGGCACGCCGTCTGATTGGTTTTCGCAACGGGGTACTCGATACCCAAACCGGAATATTCAGTCCACATCATAAATCGCACTGGCTGCGTACGCTTTGCGACGTGGATTTTACCCCGCCGGTGGAAGGTGAAACGCTGGAGACCCACGCGCCGAACTTCTGGCGCTGGCTCGACCGTGCGGCCGGTAAAAATCCACAAAAGCGCGACGTGATACTGGCTGCGCTTTTTATGGTGCTGGCGAACCGCTACGACTGGCAGCTCTTTCTCGAGGTCACCGGTCCCGGCGGGAGTGGCAAAAGCATTCTCGCCGAAATTGCGACCCTGCTCGCCGGAGAGGATAACGCCACGTCGGCCGATATCGATACGCTGGAAGACCCGCGCAAGCGTGCATCCCTGATTGGCTTCTCGCTGATACGTCTGCCTGACCAGGAAAAATGGAGCGGTGACGGTGCAGGGCTGAAGGCCATTACCGGCGGTGATGCGGTTTCGGTTGACCCGAAATACCAGAATCCGTATTCAACACATATTCCGGCGGTGATTCTGGCCGTGAACAATAACCCGATGCGCTTCACTGACCGCAGCGGCGGTGTGTCGCGCCGCCGGGTAATTATTCACTTCCCCGAGCAGATTACCCCGGAAGAGCGCGACCCGCAGCTCAGGGATAAAATTGCGCGCGAGCTGGCCGTTATCGTGCGCCAGCTTATGCAGAAATTCAGCAACCCGATGACCGCCCGCGCACTGCTCCAGTCGCAGCAGAATTCCGACGAGGCGCTCAGCATCAAGCGCGATGCTGACCCGACGTTTGATTTTTGCGGTTATCTGGAAATGCTGCCGCAGACCAACGGGATGTTTATGGGTAATGCCAGCATCGTCCCGCGTAATTACCGTAAATATCTTTATCACGCGTATCTGGCCTATATGGAGGCTAACGGATACAGGAACGTGCTCAGCCTGAAAATGTTCGGACTGGGGCTGCCAATGATGCTGAAAGAGTACGGACTGAATTATGAGAAGAGGCACACAAAGCAGGGGATACAGACCAACCTGTCGCTGAAAGAAGAAAGCTACGGCGACTGGCTGCCGAAATGCGATGAACCCGCAGCGACATAACCTAACTCAGACCGGCTATAGCCGGTCTTTTTATTTCCGGCAATTGCCATAAGATGAACACTCCACTGTTCACCCTTCACCGTATGTTCACCCTATATCACCATGAAATTATTGATAAAAAAGCAAAGGTGAACAGTGTGAACAGTCAGATGCAAAAAAACTTTTTTGTAGGTGTAGTCGAAACTAGTGCTTGAATGGAAAGTACTGCGTGCCCATAGTAACTAAAATGTTAATCCTTGATAGAAATCTCAATAATCGATTCATCTTTATGTTAAACAAGCATATATTTTAAGTATTATCATGCAACATATAAGGAATCATTCAGATGGATGATGATAATTTCGATATTATTGAGCTTAGAAATGAAATAGATAGTTTAAATCCTTCTAATAAAAAAAGATTAGCAGAACAGTTTGCTCTTGCAGCGTTAGGGAGCATACCTTGGATTGGAGGTTTTTTAGGTGCTATTGCAAATTTTAAAAGCGAAGAAGGCAATATAAAATTAAACTCATTACAAACAAAGTGGCTTGAAGAACATCATAAAAAACTAGAAAATTTAAATTCAACTTTAAACCTTATAGCAAAGAGATTTGAACAACTAGGCGAGGATATCAATGAAAGACTTGAGTCTGAGGAGTATCTTGATTTAGTCCGCAAAAGTTTTCGTGTATGGAATGATGCTGATACACAAGAAAAAAGACAGCTAGTCTCTAATATGATAACTAATGCTGTCAGTTCTAAAATATGTTCTGATGATATTATTCGTTTATTTATAGATTGGCTTAACATTTATCACGAAGTGCATTTTCAAGTCATCAGAATTATTTATCAAAATCCGGGCGTAACCCGTTATGAAATATGGATGGAATTGCATGAAATAATTCCGCGCGAAGATTCGGCTGAAGCTGATCTCTACAAAATGTTAATTAGAGATCTGTCAACAGGTGGAGTGATTAGGCAAGCACGTAATACCACAGAAGATGGTCAGTTCTTAAAACAAAGACATGCCCCGCAAGCCAAGCGAGGCACATCAACGCTTGAGTCTGCTTTCGAGAACACAAAATCTTATGTACTGACCGAACTAGGAAAGCAATTTGTGCACTATACAATGAATGAAGTAGTGACCAAGTTGGATTGAGCCGGTGTTAAATTGCTATACACTATGCCACAGCACATGTGTATAGCGATGCGTATAACCACATCATAATCAAGTAAAAATAACAATATAAAACAAGAAGTTATAATTCAATATTGACTCCTGTGATCTCCGCCAAAATCTAATTATTTCTTGTGAAAGAAATCTCACCTTTTATTAATTCAAAGTAGTATTTTAAGTTTTGTGCTAATTGAGTTTTATGAGGTTCCAGAGCTTTATTAGCAATCTGATAAGTTAACTTTTCAACTTTCTCAAGCCAACTATACTCGCTTTCTAAATGCTTGTTATATTTGTCTCTAGTATATCGAGCAAGCAAAGAAGACATTAGTTTATTATTACACTTCCAGTCATCAATAATAATATAAGAAAAATATCCGGGTGGTATTAAGTGTAAGAAAGCTACTCCACCATAGTTGCCATCATCTATACCATATTCATATAAAGATGAATATTTATTAGTGCTTAAAGAAAAAGAATGTAACAGATCTGGGTATGTCTTTTTTAGTGAATCATTTAAACGATAATGAACAGCCCCCTTCAGATAGCATCTAATCTCTTTGAAAGTATTTTTTTCCGACGAAATAAAGCCTAAGCCATAAACTGAACTATAACTATCGCTAAAAAAAGAAATCTTCGGCAGAAGCAATTTTCGTTTTTTTATCTCATCAATATAGTTATAGAAAAAATCCTTAATATCTTCACCTGAGGTTAAACTAATGTCATTATTTTCTTCCAAACTTAACACTATGCCAACAACATGCATAATTACTTCTGGCTCAATAATTTCACATTTTTCAAGTTGTTTTTTAAGACCTTTCTGTGCGAATAAAAATCTTGTCCTAGTAAGATCACTCCAACTCCATAACTCTCTCCAGAATTGGCGAGCATTATCGTTAATAAATAATGGATGCTGCGATAAATAACATTTTATATTGTTAATATCAATTACTCCACTCGAATACAAGAAAGCAATTGTTTTGTATGGGATAACTGGATCAAACCAATCCAATGATTTATATTTATCAATAGTGTTAATAACCCCATTTGTTTTTGTTTTAGATAACGCATGAATTAAAGAGTTTGTTGGTAAGTCAATGACTTCCTCATATGTTATACGTCCCGATCTAATTTCTATTCCTAGAGCTAACATTGAGGACAACAATTTATCAGCAGCAATAGTTGAAGTTTGGAAATAATCACAAAAAAGTGAAATTAACCTTTCATAATCATCAAATATAGCCCTTACACTTCTAAAATTTACACTGCCGGACATTTTTATAATATCGTTTATTAAATCTTTGTTCTTTTTAATATAACTACGTGCTAATTCATTATTGATTTGTTGACTAAAAACCTCTATCACTTGTTCAATAGAAGGAGTTAATGATAACGTCTTTCCTACAACCTTTTCTTTAATTATTACATATTGTTCTTTTTGCTCACTTGTGAAATCATTTTCACTTGCTATAATTATAACTTTGCATGCTTTATGTTCCACAAAGGAATTTATATAGCCCAATACACTTTGAATGGGAATCAAACATCTTTCTAGATCATCAAATATTAAAATTCTTTTTTCTACATTTAAAATGAAGTCTTTTATTATATATTTTGCATCTGTGTCTTTTGTAACATCGGTTCCTGCAACAGCATTTATTACTCTAGAAATAAAAAACCCTATTGCCTTAAATACTTTGGAAGATAATTTTGGATGTACTTGAAAAAATAATCTCTCTGTTATTTCTGCGTTGGTGATTAATCCATTCAAGCTAATGTAAAGGGGATTAGATTTATATTTATTATTAACTAAAACACAACTTTTAATGAAGTGAGTTTTTCCACTACCCCATGGCCCAACAAGTTGTACAGCATAGTCTGTATTATTTTTTTCAGAAAGATAATAATTTAAATAATTTATAACATTGTCATTTAATTCTTCATTTTCATTGAATGCCATACATAGTATCTCGTTTAATATGGGGTTTTCCCAAGCCTAGCTATTTCTTTACGCCCTAGGCTTTTCAACCAATTACCCAAACTCATTCCGTCAGCTTTCGCAGCTTCTTCAAACTGTGCCTTCAACTCCGGCGTAATGCGAATTTGAAAAGTTGGTGCTTTTCCGGATTTAGATTTGTTAGGGTCGCGTTTAGCTGTTGACATGTACGTACCTACTAGAGCAAGATAACCTCATTGAGGTACGTACCTTAGCATACAAAAACCTCAAATTGAAACGCCCTCGTCGGGTACTCGCAATACCGGACGAGAGCTAACCTCACCAACTATCAAGGAGTTGATTATGGCTGATTCGCATTCTACCCCAGACACCGACCAATCCGGAACCGAGCGTTCGTTAATTGTGGGATACCGCCCGAATGTTTTCGACAAATCCACGCCGAAAATCATCCTTTCCGGCAAGTGGCTGCGCGCGGCGGGGTTTGATACCGGGCAGCAGGTCACGGTAAAGATCATGAAAGGGTGTATCGTTCTGATGGCGTATAACGAGCAGGAGCAGAGGTTGCAGGATGATTATAAACGGACGAAAGCAAAGCTTATTGAGATAGAGAACGCGCTTGCAGCGATCCAAATTCCACATGCTGGAAAGCGCCTCGCAAAATCAAATACAAACCACCTGGCTTAGCGGCTGTTTCTGGCATACTACCTGCCTGGTGCATTAGATGTGGAGGCGACATGGCAGATAAAGACGTAATCCAATCCCCGGCAGGCGAATTGGTTATGTTTGCCAGTGATGATGGAACGGTTCGCATCACATGTCGCTTTGAACATGAAACACTCTGGCTGTCGCAAGCAGCCATTGCGTCTCTTTACCAGGTCACCCCTCAAGCTATTACTCAGCATATTAAAGCTATTTACGAAGAAGGTGAGCTTGAACAAAAAGCAACTTGTAAGGCTTACTTACAAGTTCAGCAAGAAGGTCAGCGCAAGGTCAATCGCAACACACTTCACTATAGCCTGCCCGTCATTCTCGCCATCGGCTATCGCGTCCGATCCACGCGAGGTACGCAGTTCCGCCAGTGGGCCACCCAAACGCTCCAGGAATACCTGGTTAAAGGCTTCGTTATGGACGACGAGCGCCTGAAAAATCCGCCTGTGGGATCTTCCGCCGTCCCTGACTATTTCGATGAAATGCTGGAACGCATTCGCGATATACGTGCCAGCGAACGCCGGGTCTATCTTCGCGTGAGGGAGATTTTCGCATTAGCTGCTGACTATCAGCCGTCGCTCAAAGAAACCACGCAATTCTTTCAGACCATCCAGAATAAACTGCATTTTGCCTGCACTGGGCACACCGCTGCTGAGTTGATTCACCAACGAGCGGACGCCACTCAACCGCATATGGGGCTGACCAGCTATAAAGGCGAAGAAGTCCGTAAAAGCGATGTCACCACCGCAAAAAATTATCTGTCTCAGGATGAGGTGAGCGAGCTTAATCGCGTCGTTAATATGTGGCTCGATTTTGCCGAAGATCAGGCCAAACGCCGCAAGCAGGTATTTTTACGAGACTGGCAAACCAAGCTCGATCAGTTCCTGCAATTCAACGACCGGGACGTTTTAGAAGGCGCAGGAAAAATCAGCAAGAAAGCGGCTGATGAAAAGGCGTGCTCAGAATACATCGAATATGAAAAAAAGCAGCGCCTGCTGAAAGAGGCCGAAGGTGAGAAAGATATTGTCGGCTTATTAAAATGGGATAAGCGGGCTAAGCGCTAA